CGCCTGCCCATATTCTGTAGTCTCGATCAATAACGAGAGGATGAATAAGGCCGAGACGACGGATGCTGTCAGCAAGCGCACTTATGTATTTTTCGTCTAATTTCCTTCTCTGTCGTTCGTCACGAGCGACCCAAAGTTGGTCAAGAGGAACTGCGTGGAACTCGCCAGAGGTCATTTCGACTTCTCCTTGAAAGGAGCATTATCCATATCATCCCACCACAAGGGTGCTTCGTAAAGAACCACTGATTTTGTCCATCCAAACTTATCTCTGCCCTCCCTAAATAGAAGCATAATAGCATCTTCAAGCTCGCCCAATCCTTCAGGGACTGTTATCTGGTTTATTGGGATAGGCTTTTTCATATTGAACTCCAATTTATCAGTTTTGCGTATGGCTCACGGCTTCGAGCCGTAGTATGGTCCAAACCCTGCCCCCATTTGCGAGGGCAGGGCTACGCACTTATACCTTCGCTGTACTCTTAACGACGTTGAAGATTTGCTGGCCATCTTGTGAGGACTGGTGACCCAGTTCAAGAACGAACTGTTTGCCCATTGCCTCGGGGATCGCTTGACCGAGCGATGTTCCCTCACCAAACTGAATGCCGAGGTCGTTGACAAGGAATCGCTTGAGGCGATATGCAGAGTCTTTTGTGAGGAAGAGCCGGTGGCGGATGTGCTTCTCCGTCAGCGACGATCCGTTGAGGTATTCGTTCAACTGAGCATCATCAACTTTCATTGCCGACATGAGCTTGATGTTGAAGTTTACTGCATCTGTTTGGTTCTGCCCAACTTTCACAAACTCCGGTTGTCCATCTACCATGCCGATGTATGTTCCAATGGGTGCTGCTTTCGGTGTTTCGATGTTATCGAGGGGTTGATTTAAGATATCCTGGAATGACATATCTGCCATGATTAACTCCGTAGGGTTTCGAAGAAGGTTGCTAGTCCAGTCTCAACCGGCAACTGTGGCACCAGCTTGAAAGCTGCCGGACTCTTCAGGTCCACCAACGCAGTCGGTGTCACCCTGATATAGCGCTTGCCAGCATTCGTCTCGCAAAGCGCCATATTCTCAAAGTACGTTGGGATGTACGGGTCGAGGGCCTGGCCGATCGATGAGGGGTAACCCTTCATTGTGCCGTCGGGCCTGTTGACCCAGTTAACATGCGAGATCGCGATGACGTTGGTCTTGAAGTGGACCGAGGACATGATGGCGAGCATCTTGTCTACGCCCTTCTGCGCGTTGCCATACCACTGCCGAGGGTCCTTAACCGAGGGATTCATCGCGCTGATCCAGTTAAACGCCGCATCCCCCATCATAGTTATCGAGTCAAATACCGCTATGGTGTTGGGTCCCCAGTCTTTCGGCTTTGACCCATCGGTCCATTTGTCTATGAGGGCCATGCCCTCGGGCCAAGCTTTCGGTACGCCATCGTAAGCTGGGCCAGTAGTCGTTGCACGGTACTCGTCGCGAAGGGCGACGTACTCCACTTCCTTCAGCTTGTCGGGGCATTCCCTTTTCAAAATGATGGGAAGAATGCCACCGGCAACCTTGTTGTCGTAATCCCAGACCCGCAAGCGGTAACCGGCCTTAACCAAGGAGGCCAGGGCCCCAGTCTTGCCGGTACCGGAGTCGCCGATTAGGATCAGCTTGACGAAAGAGTCCTGGTTGGGGTCAGCGAGGGAGGGCATCAGTTTAGTTCCTCCTTGTGATTATGTACGTGGTGCGGTGCAGAGTGGGCGACGGTAGGGTGGTTTAGGCAGCCTCGGCATGGGTTACTGTATTCATCGCGCCTCCAGTGGATTCCAGGGATGTTTCTCAAAGTCACTATTCAAGAACACATCCCTCACTTCAGGGCTCTTCGAGCACACCTTCCGAAAGTGACAGCCCCCATACTTGTGGCAGGATTTGTCATTCATCGGCCACTTGCCCGCCTCGGCGAGCGCCTTCTGTTGTCCGAACCAGTACCTAAGATCATCAAGCCACTCTTCGATTTGGGAGTCTGTCCGATAGGTGAATCCCCTACTAAATCGAGTAAATCCGACTGCAATCTGTGCAGCGTCGATGATAACTCCTTTAATCTCTGTCTTATATATAACTTTTGAGGCGAAGGCATAGAGCGACATCTGGTTATCAGGATCGAACTGATCAAACCAAGACGAAGAAATTGTGCTTGCAGTTGTTTTTCGATCCATATCGTATATGCCATTGGAGTACTCCACTAATCGATCAAGGTGCCCACATAGGACGTATTGCTGGGTTGGCGTTGGTCCCCAATCAAGATTAAGTTGGAAAGAAAGTTCAACTGCTGGACGCCCATCGGCAAACACGACGGTTCGTGCAGGGTCACTTTGGCCGAAAGTATCGAGATACCATACCACTGATCGAATAAGAGTCTCTCTTGTTTTAGTATTGTGATCAGATTGCCAGGGTTTTCCATCTTCCCACGTTGCTTTCATCAAGAAATAAACAGCGTCGCAGAGGGCGGCTTCGTGCGCAACACCAGCGGCCCTGGCTCTGTCATAAAGCTCAAGGCCCTGGTGATACCAGTTACCGAATTTTATATTTACGTTCTCTGTTTTGGGACGCCAGCCGACTCTCATCGAATAATAGTATTTGCGTGGGCAATCCTTTAACCATCCAAGCGATGTTGAGTCGAATGCATACTGAATGTTCGTCCCTTCGAGAAAGGGTGATGGTGCTTTTGGTTCCTCTGATTTTGCTATCATGGGTTCCTCTGGATGTAGGCGTAGCCATCCATTGGCGTAAGAGGCCTCTTCTTCCTTATCAGGGTTCGTAAAGCCCATTAGAGTATCTCCGATAAAACATCATCAAGGTTGATTGTTGGTTTAGGCCCGTCATTTTTCATCTTCTTGGTTGAACCTGCTGATTTATCACCGAGTTGGAACTGTTGTAACTTCTCCCTGTAATACGCTACGATTTGTGGAATGTCTTCTGTGCGGCTGAGTTGGAGAGGATCGCGTTTGAATAGCTCATTGATGTCTGTCACAGCACTTCCTCTAGATTGATTTTGAGTTCTGACAGTCTGGGTTGTCGCTGTTCGGCTTTAGCTTCCACACCCTTCCTATAGGCGATGATTATCTTGCGGATAGTTTTAGCTGCGCCATTCTCAGGGAACATGTCCTGTAGCCACTTGAAATCCCCCTCGCGCAGCTTCAACGTGATCTTTTCGAGGGGGTAATCTTCCTTTCTTACTGTCATACCACACCTATTGTGGGCAGTTTAACGACTTGCCCGGGTCGCATCGCAGCCTAAGCGGCTGCAATCAAGTCGTCAAGATCTCCGGCAGCCGCAGCCTGAGCCTCTTCGACCCGCTGCTTCGCGAGTTCCATGATCTCAGGATACTTGTCGAGGATCCTCTTCGCCAGATCGGTGATCTTCGAGGCATCAACGTCCTTCAACTTGTAGCCCTTCTTGGCGCCATCCTTCTTGAAGGCTTCGATGGCCTTGTCCCTGGCCAGCTTCATCGCCTCCTTGGCCACTGGATCGCGAACCGCACCACCACCAGACCGCATACCGAATTCATATCCCTCGGCATATGCATCGAGCTGTTCCTGAAGATTAGCGAGCGCCTCGCTGGAAAGCGTGCCACCGTTTGCAACCTCCTCCACCTTCTTCGCAAAGTTATTGCGGAGATTCTCGTGGTAGGTCTGATTGAGAGCGCTGGCCTCGTTAGCGGTTAGTTCGTGGCCCTCTTCATAACGAAGGGGAACATTGAAAGTGTGTCTTGCAATCGTGATTTGATCGGCCATTGTGGCCCTCCTTACGTCTTGGGGGCGGGATTGCCCCGCACGGTCATTGGACCATACCCGGTCCCGCATGTCAACATCAAAAATCAACCACCTTAATTCTGTCCAAATTAATTTTCACCACTTCAATCCGATCATGGCCGATCTTCTTGACACTGAAGGTATCGAAGAAGCTCTTCCCATGCATACTGTGGACAGGATCAGGGTAGAGGATTCGGTTTTGGTCCCGGTCCAGCTTCCTGAATTCCCAGAGGCGAAACATGAAGAAATCTCTGGCCTTCGGTCCATCTTCGAAAGTGAGGCGGACGCCGGTAGGGTTAGCGGCTGCCCGCTCAAACACCTCTTTCGCATCGTTATAGGACAGGATCGATTTACTCGCCCCCATCTTCTTCCCTCTCAAACCAGTGCGTATCCACGAAATACAGGCTGGCCTTCGCCCTCGTCTCTATCACATACTTAACATTCAGCTCTTGTTCCTTG